TGCATAACTTGTCATTTTACGATAATTTTATAGATGTAATAAACTAAAAGTCAAACCAATAATTCAGAATTATGAAAGAATTAGTAACCATTCAGCAAAAGCTGAAAGCCCCCAAAGGGCAGTATAATACTTTCGGTAAATACAAGTACCGTAGTTGTGAGGATATTCTTGAATCAGTGAAACCTGTTCTTGCTGAAACAAAATGTACATTAACTCTAAGTGATGAGATGATCGCAGTAGGTGATAGGATCTATGTAAAAGCGACTGTCACTTTGACTAATGACAAGGGAGAAAAAGAAGTAACTACTGCTTTTGCAAGGGAAGAAGAGACAAAGAAAGGAATGGATGGGAGCCAAATCACTGGGGCCTCATCTTCTTATGCAAGAAAGTACGCTCTTAACGGTCTGTTTTGCATTGATGATGCAAAAGACAGCGATTCGACCAATACTCATGGTAAAGAAGAGACTCAACAACCTGCAAAAACACCTGTAAGTACGGATAAGGCAGTATATACAGGTGCTCAATTGAAAAATGCTATTGCTGAAATGCTTGCTGTTAAAAGTCGTGCTGAACTTGAAAAGGTTTGGTATGGACATGAAGCAATGCAAAATGATAATGAATTTAGAAATGCCTGTATGGAAATGGGCAAAATTTATCCTGCACAATGATAGAATTAGTTAGGTCAGGTGTAGTTTTCAATGAAGAAAACCACACCTATTTTCTTGGTGAAAAACAGTTGAAAGGTATAACGGGAATGATAAGCCGGCAATTATTCCCGGATAAATATAAGGCTGTTCCTGAATTTATATTGAAGAGAGCTGCTGAAAAAGGTAGCCGTATCCATGCTCAATGTCAGTTTGTTGATACTACCGGTTTCACGCCTGAAAGTGTTGAAGCGGAGAATTATTTGAAAGAGCGGACGAAAGCCGGATATAAGGCTTTTGCTAATGAGTACACTGTGTCTGATAACGAATACTTTGCATCAAACATTGATTGTGTTTGGGAAAAGGACGAGAAAATCAGCCTTGGCGACATCAAGACTACTGCAAGCCTTGACCGTGAGTATTTGAGTTGGCAGCTATCAATCTATGCCTATTTGTTTGAACTTCAAAATTCACTAATTAAAGTTGAAAAACTGTTTGGCATTTGGTTGCGTGGGGATAAGTCGGAATTAGTCGAGATTGAGCGTAAACCGGATGCAGATGTTAAGAGATTACTGGAGTGTGAGATTAAGGGTGAACACTTCTTGCCTAATACTCCTGTTCCTGTCGATGAGAAGCTGCTTATTCCCATGCAATTAGTAGATACTATCATTGATATTGAGGAACAAGCGAGCTATATCACTGAAGTGCAGAAAGGTTATAAAGAACAGCTTAAAAGTGCCATGCGTGAGAATGGTGTTAAATCATGGGACGCTGGCCGGTTACGTGTTAGTTATACTCCTTCTTCAACGGGTAAGAGTTTTGATACAAAGAAGTTTCAGGAAGATCACCCGGAACTTTATTCTCAATATTTAAAAACGTCAATTAAAGCGGATAGTATTCGTGTAACTATAAGGGAGGAAGGAAAATGAGTGTCAATAAAGTAATTCTTATAGGGCGTGCTGGTAAAGATCCAGACGTGAGAACATTGGACGGTGGAGCAAAAGTAGCTTCTTTATCTTTTGCCACAACAGATAAGGCGTACACCTTGCAAAATGGTACCCAGGTACCGGAGCGTACAGAATGGCATAATCTTATTTTTTGGAATAAGACTGCTGAAATAGTTGAGAAGTACGTTCATAAAGGAGATAAGTTGTATATAGAAGGTAAGTTACGCACTCGTAACTATGACGATAGCAAAGGAGTTAAGCGTTACATAACTGAAGTCTTTGTTGACAGTATCGAGATGCTTACACCGAAAGTTCAGCAACAGGCTGCTCCTGTGCCTCCACCATTACCACAACAACCACAGAGACAACAACAACAGGTACAACAGCCTGCATATCAGCAACAGCCATATCAACAGGTACCACCGCCTGATGATTTACCATTCTAAATATGGCAGAAGCTATTCTAACAAAACAAAACGGGGTAGTCACAATGGATAAGTCGTTTGACTACCTCTGTTCCACGCTCAAAAATGGAACTTACACTGTAAGCATCAAGAGAAAGGTAGAACCGCGTACCCTGTCGCAGAATGCGCTCATGTGGCTGTGGTTTGCCTGTATTGAGAGGGAGACAGGCACGGATAAGTTAGATGTTCATGATTACTATTGCCGGAAGTTTCTTCCACGGCAAATATGTATGAATGGAAATATTGTTTCGGTTGTTGGAAGTACTTCTAAACTGAATACGATCCAAATGAAAACTTTCATGGATAAGGTTCAAGCGGATGCCGCTACCGAACTCGGAATCAATTTGCCATTGCCAGTTGACCAGTACTATAAAGATTTTATTAATGAATACCTGCATAGGTAAGTATTAACTAAAAATTTAATTAAAATGGATTTGAATATTTCAAAAGCAAAATTGACCAAAAAGGGATGTCTTGAAGTGGTCTATGCAGACAAGGAGGGAAACGATATTGTTTTCAAGGGGATTAATCCTGTTCATCCGGATTTGAAGGATTCGCTTAATAAGCTTATCCCTTACATTGTCGATATTACAGAGCAGAAAGAAGCCGGGTACATTAACTGGGAACGTCCGGAGTCATGCCTTGAAGATGAGTTTTTCAAGAAGTTCAATGTAACCGGCGTTAGCATTGGTGGTGACTCTTCTTTTGAGGTTTGTGTGTTAACAGGTAAGCGAACCCTTATGACGAGCAAAGTTCTTAATCTTTGTTCTCCTGGTATTGGTTTCGATCCGGACAATGAATCGTATGTGCATTGTGAGGAGTTTCGTGATGCTGTTTACAATTTCTTGTATGAAGCAGAACTCTATGTTACAGAGAATAAATGTTCAGAGATTCAAAGAGAATTCGAGTTTAAAGATGGTGATGACCCGTTTGGTAAGACAGATGAGGCTGCTGACGCAATGAATGAGGATGGTGATGATAATGATATACTCTCAACTGTTGAACATCAAGAATTAGTATTAGAACCTGCTTCATGAAACCAATCTATGTGACTAAGACTCCCAATCTGTACCGGATTCAGTTCGAGTATCACCCAAAGTTGGTCGAGGTCATAAAGATGATACCAAGTAAGCCACGCTACGACGGGACAGACCGGGCGTGGCTTGTTAGTATCAATGATGCGCGTTATCCTGCTGGACGTGATGCCAATTGGTATGTGAGGGCTTTTTCGCAGTGGGCTGTTCAGATGCGTTTTTGTTCTATTGTAAAGGAACGTGAGGTTACTGAAGATATTAATTATGATATTCCTCCGATGAAACCTTTTGTCGGTGAACACTATATGTTACTTCAACCTTACGAATATCAACTTGAAGGCGTACAGTACGCAATAGAACATAAACGCTGTTTTTTCGGAGACCAGCCCGGGTTAGGTAAAACGTTGCAAGCTATATGTGCAGTTGTTAAGGCACATAAGGAAGCGCCTATATACGGTGAATCTTTTCCTGTACTTGTAATTTGCCCTGCTGCATTGAAAGTCAACTGGCAACGTGAATTCAAGAAATTCGCAGGGATTAACGCCATTATACTTGATGACAGAAACCGCCAGTCCTGGCAATCTTTTTATGAGTGTAAGAAGTCTGATGGCAGCCCACTTTGTGAGGTATTCATTACGAATTATGAATCACTGAATAAGTTTTTTGTGAGGTCTGTAAATAAGGAATCCAAGTTCACAATGAAAAGTATTGCTTTCGATCAGCGTGTTTCTTTGTTCAGGTCTGTTATCATTGACGAATCTCACAAATGTAAATCAAGTAAGACACAGCAAGGAAAGTTTGTAGAAGGTATCTGCAAAGGAAAACGGTATGTATTCGCATTGACTGGCACTCCTGTTGTCAACAATAATACAGACTTGATACAACAGCTAAAAATATTAGGTCGATTAGAGGACTTTGGAGGATATAGCCGGTATGTTGAAAGATATTGTGATGGTCCCAAACAGGCATCCAACGTTAAAGAGCTAAATTGGCGACTATGGAATACTTGCTTCTTTCGTCGTGAGAAGTCAAAGGTGCTTACACAACTTCCAGACAAGACTCGTCAATACTTGACAGTTGATATCACTACCACCAAAGAGTATAAGGCTGCTGAGGCTGATATGGTAAAATACTTGAAGAAGTACAAAAATGCTTCGGACGCACAAGTGCAGAAATCAATGAATGGTGCCGTCATGGTACAGATGCAGCTTTTAAAACAGATATCTGCCAGAGGTAAAATCAAGGCTGTTTGTGAATTTGTCCATGATGTTATTGACGGTGGTGAGAAGCTGATACTTTTCGGTTACTTGAAAGAAGTTGTAGCAGAACTGAAAAAGGAATTTCCTAAAGCCGTTACTGTAACTGGTTCCGACAATGTGAACCAAAAGCAATATGCCGTTGACTCTTTTCAAAATAATCCGGATTGTAAACTGATTATTCTGAATTTCAAATCGGGCGGTACCGGGCTTACTTTGACGGCTGCCAGTCGTGTTGCTTTTATAGAGTTCCCTTGGACTTTCAGCGATTGCGAACAGGCAGAAGATCGTGCGCATCGTAATGGTCAGAAGAACAACGTTAACTGCTATTACTTCTTAGGTAAGGATACTATCGACAAGTATATGTATGATGTGATTCAAACAAAGAAGAACATTGCCAATGGTGTTACCGGTACGGACGATCAAGTAGAAGAGAATATGGTGAATCTTGCAATGGACTTGTTTAGGGATAAATTATGAAGCCATTTAGATTAGTTATAAATGGGCAGAAAACTCATATTCAGGAATACAAGAAAGAAATGTTGTTCGGTCCTGAATGGGAAACCATAATATCCTTTGTCGGTTGCAGGAACAGGTGTAAACAAATCGTTGACCTTCTAAATGAATGTGCTACGATTTCAAAAAACAAGCAGAAAAATGACTGAAGAAGATATTCGTAAATTGGAGGTGAAATATTCTGAAACTAAGATACAACACATTTGTGTAACTTGGTTCAGAGAAACGTTTCCCAATGTAGGCCCTTTACTCTTTGCTATACCAAACGGCGGCGTCAGGACAAAGAAAAGCGGTGCTATGCGTAAATATGAAGGTGCCATCGCTGGTGTTGCTGACTTGATCCTGCTTTTTCCTCGCGGTGGTAAGAGCAGTCTTTGCATAGAGATGAAAACTCCACATGTAAAAGGTAAACGTGCCGGAACGCAGTCTGATGAGCAAAAAGAGTGGCAGGCATTAGTTGAGAAATATGGTAGTGTATATGTCGTTTGTCATGGGTTGATTGAGTTCATTAATAGCGTTTGCTATTATCTGAAAGCTGACCCTCAACCTTATATAAACAATGTCTTACGGAATTATTATAAATTGATATGACTTATATTGAACTTATCAATAGGTTTTGGGAACTTGACGAAAGCTGGCAATTTTCCTGCTGTGAAACGAGGCTTTATTTTTACTTGCTAAAAATTGCGAATCGTTTAGGCTGGGAGGATAACTGGACACGTAGTGATACAAAGGTGTCATCTGACGTGGGAGTGTCGGTGAAAGTATTCAAGTCTGCCCGAAATAGATTAGTTCAAGCAGGTCTTATTGAATGTAAACAAGGCAATGGAAGAGGCAATAAATCAACCTATTCTATAAAAGGTGTACAAAAAGGTATGCAGAATATACCACCTTTACGGCATCCTTTAGGGACACCTTTAGGGTACCCTTTAGGTACACCTTTTATAGAAAGCTCCCCCATACCCCCTAAAGAAGAATATAAGACAGAGACAAAGACAAAGAAAGAACCCCCTAAAGGGGGTAAGAAAGAAAGTAGCTCTGGCGAGCTTTTTCCACCCTCTAAACCGGAGAAACCTAAAAGAGTCGCAAAAGAATTTATTGCTCCTACGCTTGATGAGGTTATCCAACACTTCATAAAGCAAAATGCTCCGGAACGTTTAGATGATTGGCAAGAGCAAGCAGAAATATTCTTTAATCACTTTGACTCGATAGGGTGGAAGAATGCCAATGGAGTGAAAATTGAACGGTGGGATTCCAAAGCAAACCTTTGGATACTGGATCGCATACGTGAAAATCGAAAAAATGAATTAGACCATGACGGAAGAGGAAAAGAATCTATCAAGCAAGCTTCAAAATTTGATGGAGAAGGAAGCCGGCAAGCGCAAGCTGACGCTCCAACAGATAGAGAATCTGATACAAAGGCACAAAGAAAGTATTCAGAACGTTTCTGAATATGACTTAACTGATACGCAAGAGTATTACAGCCATTGGAATTTAATTTCTAACCTTGGTACGGATTATACGGAACGGGAGTTTAGAAAATTTGATGTTGATGATAACAACTCTAAACTAATTCAGTTTCTTCTGTACTATTTCAACGGATGTCAGTATGCTCAAAATGTGTTTCCGGAAGAGAATTACAAGGTTCATAAGAATCTTTTGCTTGTTGGTGAACCTGGCACCGGGAAAACAATGTTGATGCAGATTTTTGCAGATTATTTGAAACTTACTTGTAACCCCAATGCTTTTGAAAACTTGTCTGTTACTCAAATGATGAATTATTATAAAATCCATGGGCATATTGACTTGTACACTTACAATGAGAATCAATCCAAAGGATTTAAGCCAAATCCTTTTAATATCTGCTTGAATGATATCGGTCTGGAAACGGAAAATCAAAAATCGTATGGTACCAGCCTCGATTCAGTTATTGATGAATTTCTTTATGCCCGGTATGAGATTTTTCAGCAATACGGCAAGAAGTATCATATAACATCGAATCTTGGCATAGCCGAATTTAAGAAACGTTTTGGGCCAAGATTAGTGGATCGCTTTAAAACGTTTAATGTTCTCCCTCTGTGTGGCGAGAGCCGTAGAATATAGCTACTATGAAAGTTATAATTTACTGGGTTACTAAAGATCCGGATAAAATTGCTCGTATCAGAGAGCGTTTCGGTATTGGAACTTATCGAAGTGTTAACGGTGAAACTCCTGCTGAAATACGAGAAGAAGATATGGAACTTCTTCGGGAAACTGAAAGAAGAGGATTTATTCAAATACGTAATAAACCTCAATGAAAATGGCGTTAAAATGGCGAAG